GATATCATTTAAGCTATCAGATAAGTATTGATTAATAAGTTGGTTAATAATAACTGCCTTGTGTCTTTTGAGTTGCTTTGCTGCTTTATCTAATAACTCTACACTCTCTGGTGTAAGCCTTACTAAAAATGGTTTTAATTCGCTACTCATACATTCTCCTTATACTTGGTTAATTGCTTTACTAGTTTCTTTTTATCTTTATTTTTTGCCTGTGGTTTCTTAGTTCTTAAAAATTCTGGCAAGATACAGTCAATAGCTTTATATGCTTTTAGATTAGGTGGATCTTCTCGCCAACCAGGTGACTTTAATTCTACTGTGCCAGCTTCTGCTTTATACTTAACTTTGTATTCATACTTACCAAAAGCTTTGGCCATAGATTGCATCCACTCTTTAGCTTCCATTAAACTTCTTCTCTACTTCGCCTGTGGATTTGTTAAGTTCGTATTCATAACTTGATGGCTTATTGTCTTTAATGTAATCAATTAATAATTGTTTGGCTTTTGGATTTAAGTTTTGTAGAACATACTCAGCACCATTATCAATAATCAGTTCATTAAGATCTTCGATGACGTAATCTGTCCATGCTTGAGATACACCTTTAGTTTGCATTTGTTTAAACAGCTCAGTCATATCTCTATTCCTTGGATCAGTATGTAATATCTCTCTTGATAATGCTATTTTTAATAAACCAAAAGGATGTGGCTTCATCTTGCAACGCATGTAAGTAATATATATCACAAAGATATCTTCGTCAATAGTATTTATAGATTGACTTAAAATTATTTATCGCTTATATTACTCATACGGGGCCATTACCCAGCCCTCCTAAATGTAGTAGCTGACAGATAGGGATAAACGTGTTGAATCAGTGGATTCTCCTTAAGTGTTGTTCCCGGATGGGATCAAACAACAGTATCGGGGATCTGACCACTGGGGATGTGAAGTAGTGCATTACATCTAGACTAGATAAACGAGAAGCTACAATCCATCTGGATTAGTAAGATAATTTAACAATACTGTTTTATTATCGGGTTAGGTTCTATTGCGCACGCCTTTAAGTCTTTAAATCATTATATATTACTAAATATAGTCAGTAGGAAAGGTTTGCTTTTGCCAAGACATACCATCTACCATACATCCATCGTTTTCATTCAAATTTAAATATAGTCTTTAGAGAATGACAACATACTCTACCTACTCTACACCTATAGTGTGTCTAGAGTGCTGGAGTTTTCAAATTTCTAGCGAAAAATTGTGTGGGATACCCTCACTATAAGCGGACGGGGTGGGGGGGAAAGGTGCGTGTTTCTGCTATCTGCCTAGTGCCATGCATGTTTTAGAGTGTTAATGTATTAGTATTGATTCTTTTATGACAGCTAAACGAACAATTAGCCCTTGAAATTAATAGCATCTATTAGGCTCAATCCTCTTGATAGGCCTTGAAGTATGATATTCGGATCTGATCCAGCCTCAAGTGAGTGCCTTTTCAATGGCCAGAAGATCAGCATCAGTTTTCAGATATTTAAAAATAGCTAGTATAGGATCAATGCTAGGATTGTCTGATTGTTTAACCTTATCTGATTCATTATGATGCGCTTCAATGCTGTTTAATATAGTGTTATGCCTTTGGATCGCCAGAATGTCATTATTGGATAGATCATCATGCTTTAAATCTTCATGCTTGATCTTTTCGTTGTAGATGATGCGCCTTGTGTTGCCTTTTAATAGTGGAAAGTAATTATTGAATGATTCAATTATGCCGTGCTTTTCTAGTCTTTTAAGGTGTTTATGAATGTTTTGAATACTGCAATTCAGATCATTGGCTATCGTTTTAAGTGATACGAAACTATAACCGGATCTATTACAATAAGACGCTAATACTCCCAGAACTCTTAAATTTTCCCCAGTTATATTTCTATTTAATAATGCGCGTCTTGGAATGACTACGAAATGCCGGTGATCTTCATTACGGATCTTTTTAAGTTTAATAGCATCTGGAATGACATAACTTTTTGATATATTCATATATCTCATTATAGCAAAATAATATATCTTTTTATAATATATCGTGCTATATTCCGATAGCCAATAACGGCATTTTAAAATCCAGAAAGGATAATAATATGTATTATAACCCTTATGATCCGGCGTCTTATAAACGTAAGCCAATGGATCGCGATCAATGGCATAGGCCAGAAACTTCATGGCTTGTCATCATATCAATATTATTCATACTTGAAACCATTGGAATAATTATATTCATGGCCACTGGCATGATATGAGATATGTTAAAGCGTTTATTTTGTTTTATTGTGGCGTTGCGATCTATCTGATATTAAGATTGATCGTATCATTCATTAAATAAATCCAGAAAGGATATATATATGGAATCACGATTATTAAATTATAGTAGGTTGATATTTGACGATCGCTTGAAAAGTATGGATATTAAATCATTCATACACGAACAAATAAGAAAAGATAATTCAAAGCATGATATAAAGCGTCAATATAAGCATCAAATAAAAGAAAGCAGAAAGTTAGGCCGGAATATTGGCGAATTTATCGCAAAGTTAAAAGGCCAAAAAGATAACCTTGATGCAGAAGTGCAATATGTAAACTGGATCAAATATAACTGCAATGGTTATATAGTTAAGAAGTTAGAGCCACAATTAATTAATATTATGGATAAATGGCGCAACGGCGAATGGTTGCATATTCCATATGAAACATATTTGCCAGACGTTGATAATCATGGATTTTTACATACAAAGCATCAAAATATCCAAGTATTGCATAATATCCATGAATCAATAGAAGATCCGGTATTAATTTTAACGAAATACCAAAAAGAGTTAGGCCTAACTGATGCGCTGATTAAAATCATGGTGGAAAATCATAACGCCAGATTAGAAGCGCGATCCGGCTGGAATGTTAAATTCATAGAATCAAACGATCCAGACGGCTGGTTAAAAGTTTACGCAGATTGTGAATTTAAGTCTTGCATGACTACAGAGCATAAAGCAAAGCCATATATCAGATCTTATGCGCATGATAAATCAGTCTTGCGCCTTGCATATCTTCAATCTGGTGACGTTATCAAGGCACGTTGCATTGTGCGCGAAGATGATCCAGATAACTTACAATGGATCAGAATATATCCAGCACCGGATCAATCAGCAGAAGGCACTTTTTTAAAATCTTATTTAGAATCCAACGGATATAAGCGTGGCGATCTTATGGGAGTGTTATTAAAAACGTGGTGGCATGATGACGGCTGTTGGGCTTCCCCTTATGTAGATTGGGGAAATGGTGATGAGCCATTTGGAAGCCATAAATCAATAGACGGCGAAAATTATATTAGAGTTAATGAAGATGGCGATCTATCATTGAATCATACAGACGGCACTACATGGCGCGAAGATGATGAAGATGATGATCTGGTGAATTGTGCTTGTTGTGGTGAATCTTATCATTATGATAACTTAAACGAAAATGATGAGTGCGATCATTGTGAGCGCAATTACGCATGGGCTTATACGCATAACGGAAATCAAGAATATGTGCGTTATGATGATTGCATAGAGTTTAATAGCGATTATTACGCGAAAGAACATTTAAGCGAACATGATATTTATGAATGTGAAGCAGACGGCGAATATTATCATCTTGATGATCTAGTGCATACATCAATGGGTTATATATATCACGGCCATGCTATTGCGCTGGATCATGCAGATAATGACGGCAACGATTACGCGCATGAAGATGATGCTATGGATCTTCCAGACGGCACGAAGTGTCACAAAGATAATTTTGAAACTTTAAACGAAACAATCCAGAAAGGATTAGAAAATGAATCAACGATTACTTGATATTTTAACCATAAGACGCGAACACGAATCCAAAGGTGAAAAGTATTTTATATCCAAATATATGAAAGGATTTGAGCCGGTAAAAAATAAAGCTGGTGAAGTCTTGGCATATAAGCACGTTATTGAAAAGAAAGGCGATAAGAATAATATCTTATGGTCTTGTCATATTGATACCATGCACCGAACACGGCCAGAAGTCACGAAACAGAATGTTTATGTTGATGATTTTGGCACGGCTTTCATTGATGAATCATCAGATTGTCTTGGCGCAGATAATGGTGCTGGTGTCTGGTTATTGCTGGAAATGATAAAAAATGACGTGGCCGGAACTTATGTATTTCATAGGGGAGAAGAAAAGGGTTGCATTGGATCGTCTGGAATTGCAGACGAATATCCAGATTTTCTTAAATCTTTTACCCATGCTATTGCATTTGATCGGCGCAATAATGAATCAGTCATAAGTCATCAATCTGGTGGCCGGTGCGCGTCTGATGATTTCTGTAATGCTTTTATACTTCTTCTCAATATGAATCATAAGATTGATCCGAATGGAATTTATACGGATACGGCAGAATATACGCATCTTATTGGTGAATGTAGCAATATATCAATCGGTTATAAAGATGAGCATAACAGCAAAGAAACGCTGGATATAACATATCTGGAAGCATTAAGAGATCGCATGGTGTCAATAGAATGGCATAAGATTAAACTGCCAACGAAGCGCAAACCAGAAAGTAAAACGCCACGTTATAATTATGACTATGATTTTTTTACATACGAAGATCTGATGTATCTGGATCATAAACAGCTAGTTAAATGGATCAAGAACACCGATCCCCGTGACGTTGCTTATGCGCTTGAAGATCTCATAGCGCAGATAGGTTATATGCAAGACAGCTATTCACCTTATGAAGCATTACACGATCCAGAAGCATTACCATTTTAATAACTTGATCGCTATCGCTAGGCATGTTAAAATCATGCCTAGTCTTTTTTATATCCATGAAAGGAATAAGATAATCAATGAAATTTATTGCATATTATAGAGTATCAACAATAGAATCTGGCAGTCAAAATGATCGTGTCAATTTAATTGTAGCCCTTGACATGCTGAAAAATGATCGCAGTTGTAAATTATTGGTAGCCAAACAATGCCGTCTTACAAGATCCGTTGCATTGATGTCAAAACTATTGGAAGAATTACCACCTAATAGCATCGTTGTAGCTGAAAGCCCTCAAGCATCTATCTTTGAATTACATATCAGAGCTGTATTAAATGAGGAAACAAGGCGACAGATCTCAATCAATACAAAGAACGCATTACAGGCCGCCAAAGCCCGTGGCATCAAACTAGGTGCGCCATCTAAAGACATTAAAAGAATTTCCCAATCTGGTGGTGATGCAACAAGGCGCAAGGCCGCAGAGTTTGCGCTTGGTATGGTTGATGTTATACAGATTATTAAGGGTAGGAATCATTGCTTTGATGCAGAGAAGTATGCAGAAGATCTCAACGCATTAGGCATATTGACTTACCAGCGTAAGAAGTGGAACAGAGGTAGCGTTTATCGTTTGATGGTAAACATTCATAAATTAAATAAGGATATCAATCTATGGTAGGCAAATTAACACCCAATGACATTTTGTCATGCAGCAGACTCCCGGCCGTGCTAGGTTTCAGCAAGTATCGGACAGCCAATGATGAGTTAAAAGTATCTATTGATTCATTGCATGGCAAAGAGCCAGAGTTTATTACCAACGAGGCTATGGACTGGGGCAACAAGCTAGAGCAAACAATTCTGGCCGAGTCAGCAACAAGGCTCGGACTTGAATCGTATGATTTAGAACACGATAAAGCATACTTTCATCGCGACATTCCACTAGCTTGCAGTCTTGACGGCACAGCCAAGGGTAATGATTCTGTTATTTACACAGACGTTGATAAGGGTATTTATGTTATGAATAAAGACTTTATCAAGTTAAGTGGCACAGGCATACTTGAAGCTAAATTAACAGGCCAAGAAGTTGAAAATACACCAGCAGTTTATCGTGGTGTTATTCAATTACAAGGTCAGATGGACATCATGGAAGCCTCATGGGGCGCGCTTTGCGTCTTATACAAGGGAACGCAGTTAAGAATATTCCTATATGAGTATAATGAAGATCAAGTCAATATGGTGCGTCAAGCTGCCATGGAGTTCAATGAGAAAATAGAAAAGTATAAGCGTGACTCTGAGATTGATTGGTATCCATTAGCAACAAGTGCAGAAGCAACAAGGATCTTTGACCATGCAGAAAAAGAAGTTATTGAGATTCCAGAGATTGAAATACAA